AACCCCGAGGACTTTGAAATAATTGAGTACCATATGGCTACCGACCAAGGTGTACAAGGGCGCTTCTACCAATTTGCGCAGTCAATGGACGATGTAATTTTGGGTAAGCAAAACAAAGACAGACCGTGGCGAGACTGGCAGTACTTCACCGAGGAGGAACGCCAAGCCTTGATTGGTGGGTTCAAGGAAATGAAGCGAGCCAATTTTGACAAGCACATCATGGAGCGGGTGTTTGATGAGCACTACATCGAACGTCAACAGGAGCGAATACGGTTTGCTACCCAAAGCATAAACACAGCCAACTTACAAAACATGGCGGCAAAAGGCGCACAACAAACACCTCCGGGTACTTTCATAACTACAACCACCAACACAGGCGGTGGGCTTATGAGTGCTATTGGGCTTGGGGGCGTGTTCAAATGAACATCATCACGGTTGACTTTGAAACTGCCTACGGCGGCGACCTTGGGTTTGCCAAGCAGACCACTGAGGAATACATTCGGGACAAGCGCTTTGAAGTTGTCGGTGTTGCAGTACAGGTAAACGATGGCGAGCCGGAGTGGTTTAGCGGTACACACCAAAAGCTGTACAGCTTCCTGAACAAGTATGACTGGAAGAACTCCATTGCCTTAGCCCACAACGCAGTGTTTGATGGGGCGATTCTGAATTGGCAGTTTGGCATCACCCCCAAGGGTTGGCTTGATACGCTGAGCATGGCACGTGCGCTTCATGGTACAAACGTAGGCGGGAGTCTAGCGGTGCTGGCCGCTTACTACGGCCTTGGAGTCAAGGGCGAACAGGTCAAGCAGTACATCAATTACTTCCGCAAGGACTTCAGCAAAGAAGAGTTGGTTGACTACGGTGTCTACTGCAAGAACGATGTGGCACTGACGTGGGACTTGTATGGGTGCATGAGCCAAGGGTTCCCCGCATCCGAGTTGCGCCTGATTGACCTGACCGTGCGTATGTTCACCGAGCCAGTGTTGCAGTTGGACAAAGACTTGTTGCAAGACCACTTGATCTCAGAGCAAACACGTAAAGCCGAGTTGCTTGCCGCTTTTGACAAAGACATATTGATGAGCAACCCGCAGTTTGCCAACTTGCTTGTATCGTTTGGTGTTACGCCGCCAATGAAGAAAAGCCCCGCCACTGGCAAGCAGACCTTTGCGTTCTCTAAGACGGATGAAGAGTTCAAGGCCCTGTTGGAGCATGAGGATACTCGGGTACAAGCAGTAGTTGCGGCCCGGCTGGGAACGAAGTCAACCATTGAGGAGACGCGAACCGAGCGGTTCATTGGGATTGCCAAACGAGGGCCAATGCCAGTTCCCCTCCGATACTACGCCGCTCACACCGGACGGTGGGGTGGTGACGACAAGATCAACTTGCAGAACTTGCAACGCAAGTCACCGCTAAAGAACGCCATCCTTGCACCGTTTGGTTACGTGATGATTGACTCAGACTCATCACAGATTGAAGCACGTACGCTGGCATGGTTAGCGGGACAGGACGATTTGGTTGAAGCATTTGAAAGGGGCGAGGATGTATACAGAATCATGGCATCTGCTATCTATGGCAAGGCTGTCGAAGAGATTACCAAAGACGAGAGGTTTGTCGGTAAGACGACGATTCTTGGCGCAGGCTACGGCATGGGCGCGGCAAAGTTTAAGGCGCAACTTAAAAATTTTGGTGTTGAAGTTACGCTTGAAGAAGCACAGCGAATTATTGATACGTACCGAGCTACGTATCCGAAAATTACTGCACTGTGGAAGTCTGCGGCGAATGTCCTCCCTGCGATTATCGGCGAGCAAACGACGGCGTTTGGGCGTGGCGACATACTTAAAGTAGATGGGTCACAGGGCATCCTGCTACCCAATGGTCTGCGCTTGAAGTACCCCAACTTGCGTTGGGTGGAGATGGAAGAAAACGGCAAACCCCAGTTTGTGTATGACACCAAAAAGGGCAAGGCAGTCATCCCCAACCGAATCTACGGCGGCAAGGTGATTGAGAACGTATGCCAAGCACTTGCACGTATCGTGATAGGTGAGCAGATGTTGATGGTGGCCAAGAAGTATCGCGTGGTCATGACTGTGCATGACGCCGTGGCTTGTATTGCACCCGAGGCCGAGGCTGAAACAGCTAAGGAGTACGTTGAGTTGTGTATGCGCCTACGCCCGTCGTGGGCACCCGAGTTACCGCTTAATTGTGAAGCTGGGTACGGCAAATCTTATGGAGATTGTTGATGAGAAAACTGCTTAAAAAATTTATGCTGTGGGTGATGGGGACGCATGAAAGGGACGACAGGCCTGTGCTGGTGGCTGAAGCAGACCAAGAACGTCTTCAAGCCTCATTCCGACTCGGTGTGATAGCCGCCGCGAATGGGCGTATATTGGAAATGTCCACGTTCAAGCGTAACAACCACGGCCCTGACTGGACAAGTGAGTTGTTTATCGTCCCCGAAGACCAAACACTCGCCGAGTGCATCTCAACAATCCTAACCATCAAAGGACTCACATGATAGACGAAGAAGCAATTGCAGCCGCAATTTTAAGAGCCGCTTCCATGCTTGGTAACGGCAATGCAAGCACACCAATGGGAGCAATAGAAGCCCACGGTTTGAAATCGTATGAGGGCATGGAAGAAATAAGACACTCTATAGACGGAGTGGCGTATTCACTTGATAGTATTGCTAATGCAATTACGTATCTAGCGGATGCAATTAAAGAAAAGGAAGACAAATGAGTATCGTCTGGTCGTTCAGTAGCCTGAAAACATTTCAACAGTGCCCCAAGAAGTACTATCACACCAAGATAGCCAAGGACGTTGTTGAGCCTGACACAACAGCAACGCTGTACGGCAAGACGGCACACACTGTGGCCGAGGAATACATTCGGGACGACAAACCAATCCCGCCAGCGTTTGATTACATGCAAGACACGTTAGATGTACTGAAGCAGATTGAGGGAGAGAAGCTATGCGAAGTGAAATTGGGCTTGACGAAGAATTTGGAATCTTGCGATTTTCACGCGACGAATGTATGGTGGCATGGTATAGCCGATTTGGTAGTCATCAACGAGGAGAAACAGTTGGCGCACTCAGTGGACTACAAGACGAGCAAGAGTGCGCGGTATGCGGATACCAAGCAACTCGATCTTGTGGCTGCTGGCCTTTTTGCCAAGTTCCCAAAGATCATGAAAGTGAAATCAGCCTTGATATTTACTGTAAGTAAGGAGTTTGTGCAAGCTACGCACTACCGAGAAATGACGCCGAAATATTTGGAGCAGCCAACAAAAGATGTTGCACGAATTGAGGCGGCGTTGGAAAATGGGGTGTGGAATCCGGTAAGCGGCCCACTGTGTAAGTTCTGCGCAGTCAAAGAATGCGAATACAACAGGAGTTAAAAATGTGGCTAGATTTCGACCACGAAAAGTTTGAGCAAGCAAAAGTTAGGGGCGACGGAGAATCCGAGTTCTACGGGTTTTTAAACGTCACGGTCACTAACGACAACATGAGTGGTGACAGTGAAGAAACTGTAATTACTTTTGATACGGGCGGTCATGGTGGCAGCCACATACGTGTGGAAACAAACGATTTCCCTTCAGGCCAAGACTTCACAGCCGACAAAGTGACGCTAACTCTCTATGGTGGTATGGAAGCAGGAGCTTTCTTTTCTGCTATGGAAAATCTTATTACCAGCTATAAACTTCGGTCAACTATAGGAGACTAATCATGCCATACGTAAACAAACCAAGGCCATACAAAAAAGAATACAAGCAACAAGTTGACCGAGGCGAACATGAAGACAGGATGGATAGACAACGTGCAAGAAATGAGATGGACAAACGAGGCGTTGACCGTACTGGAAAGGACATCGACCATGTGGTTCCCCTTTCCAAAGGGGGCAGTAATGCTAAGGGGAATCTTAAACTCAAAAGCCCGAGCGCCAATCGCTCGTTCACCCGCAACTCAGACCATACGGTCAAAATTAACAAACCAAAAAAATGAACATATTAGAGTATGAGTGGCCTCGGCCACCGGGGTTAATCCCATTTGAACATCAGAAGACAACATCAGAGTTTCTCGTCAACAACCCCAAGTCGTTTTGCTTCAACGAGCAAGGTACAGGCAAGACAGCGTCAGTGATTTGGGCAGTAGATTATTTGATGAAGTTAGGTGTAATAAAACGTGTGTTAGTGATTTGCCCACTGTCGATCATGAAGTCGGCATGGCAACAAGATTTGTTCAAGTTCGCAATACATCGTACGGTCTCTGTGGCGCACGGCTCTGCCAAGAAGCGCAAGGAAATCATCAATGCGGGGTCAGAATTTGTCGTTATCAATTTTGATGGTGTTGGAATCGTTAAGAGTGAACTGCTCAAGGGTAAGTTCGATTTGATTGTGGTTGATGAAGCGTCAGCGTATAAGAATGCTCAGACAGATCGTTGGAAAGACCTGCGCGACCTAACAAAAGTTATCAAAGGTCTGTGGATGTTGACCGGAACGCCAGCCGCACAGTCGCCTGTGGATGCTTACGGATTAGCAAAGCTGATTAACCCGCACGGCATCCCCATGTTCTTTGGTCAGTTCAGAGATCAGGTGATGTACAAGATCAGTGAGTTCAGATGGATACCGCGCCCCGAGGCCAAGCACATCGTTCACAAGGCACTCCAACCCGCTATTCGGTTTGAGAAGCGTCAGTGTATTGACTTGCCTCCGGTGACATACGTTGATCGTGATGCACCGATGACGACACAGCAGATAGGCTTTTACAAAATGCTGAAGTCACAGATGTTGATCGAGGCCGACGGTGAAGAAATCTCTGCGGTCAACGCCGCCGTAAAAGTCAGCAAGCTGTTGCAGATTGCATGTGGTTCAATCTACACCGACACCGGTGAAGTTGTGGACTTTGATGTGTCCAACCGCATGAGCGTGGTGCGTGAAGTGGTCGATGAGAGCAGTAACAAGGTGCTGATATTTGTACCCTTTACACATACCATTGCACTGCTTAAAGACTACTTGACCAAGCACAAAATAACGTGTGAAGTCATCAACGGCGAAGTGAGTGTTAACAGACGTTCAGACATTGTTCAGCGCTTTCAAGCTAACCCTGAACCCAAAGTTCTCATCATCCAACCACAAGCGGCCTCCCACGGATTAACCCTAACCGCTGCCGACACAATCGTCTGGTACGCTCCCTGTACCAGCGTAGAAACATACCTCCAAGCCAATGCACGAATTGACCGTCCCGGTCAGGTCAACCCAATGACAGTTGTGCATATAAATGGCAGTCCGATAGAGACAAGGATGTACGGCCTCTTGCGAGGCAACGTGAGTAACCACAACCAAATCATTGACCTTTACCGACAAGAAATAATTTCTGAAGGTACTTGACATTGTCAAGCTGTGTGATAGACTGACCCCCCAATCAAACGGAGCTAACTATGGACGTATTAGAAGTTCAGGGAGACCAATCCTCCCTACCCCTCGACAAACTTGCCGCTATCTACATCAAGATACGCGATGCCAAAGACAAACTCACAGCAGACTACAAACAGCAGTGCGCCGATCTAGAAGAACAGATGAGCGTACTTGAAGCTGAGATGCTTGAGACATGCAAAACAATGAATGCGGACAGCATTCGCACAAAAGCTGGCACGATCATTCGTTCAATAAAGTCACGGTATTGGACGAACGATTGGGATTCTATGTATCGTTTCATCAAAGACAACGATGCGTATGGCCTGCTGGAAAAGAGACTTCATCAGACACACATGAAAGAGTTTCTTTCCGAGAATCCCGACCTGCTTCCTATGGGCTTGAACGTAGAAAGCGAATACACCGTGGTTGTTAGACGTTCTAAGGAAAACTGAAATGAATGAAGCCGACTTGAGTACAGAGCAAATCCTGCGCCTCCAAGCTATGCAAATGGCAGTAACGCATATTACCCAACATGTTGAGAGTAGGTCTGATCTGACCGCACTAGCAACTGAAATTTATAAGTTCATCAAAGGAGAAACTGAATGAGCAACATTACTTTGTTAAACCAAGACCTGCCCGACTTCCTGCAAACCGCTGGTGTCAGTGAGCTTACAAAAAACCTCGCCGGTCGCACTGGTGTTAAACGTATCGTCCCCAAGAACGGAATCTTCCGTAAAGTGGTTGGCGGTGAAGAGATGGGTAAAGTCAAGGGTGACTTGGAAGTTGTTGTTGTCAACGCTTCTCCCAAAGTTGGCCGTATCTTTTACGCTAAGCAATGGACTCCTGAAGCCGAGCCAAGTGCGCCCGATTGTTTCTCTAATGATGGCAATGTGCCTGATGTTGGTTCAACTAACAAACAGTCTGATCGTTGCGATTCATGCGAGCAAAACATCAAGGGTTCAGGCATGGGTAACTCCAAAGCTTGCCGCTACTCACGTCGCATTGCTGTGACGTTGGTGGAAGACTTTGGTACTTCTCTTGAAGGTTCTGTGTATCAAATGAACTTGGCATCTAAGTCTTTGTTTGGTGACAGCGTCGGTGACAACACCCATCCGTTTGAGAGCTACACCAAGTACTTGGCCAACAACGGCAAGAGCTTGGACTACGTCGTTACACAGTTGAGCTTCAACGAAGACAACGACAACCAGTCCATCTTGTTCACACCTGTGCGCTTCATCAACAAAGAGCAGTACGCAGTTACAAGCAAGGTTGCCGCATTGCCTGAGACACAGAAGATGGTTGTGATGACTCCGTACCAAGCGGATGTATCGGGTCGTGCGCCCAAGCTGGAAGCACCCAAGCCTGCGGCGTCAGCCCCTGAAGTCGAGGAAGTCGAAGAAGCGCCAAAGAAGCGTGAGTCCAAGAAAGCCGCTGAAGTTACACCGACTGCCAAGAAGAGCCTCGCCTCTGTCGCGGCGGCTTGGTCAACAGACGAGGAATGACGCATGTCCTATGGTTACAGCCAAAAGTTAGTTGACGCCAACGCAAAGGCCGACGCTGAATCTTTGGGCGTAGCCTTGGGCCGCTTCTGTATAGACAGGGAGATTACAGCTACATCAGTAGCGAAAGAACTTGGTGTGAGCCGCATGACGGTTTACAACTGGTTCTGGGGCGAGTTCGCCCCGTCTCCCGCCTACTCTGAACAGATAGAGCGTTTCATGGCACGGCACAAAAAGCGCAAATAACGATGTCCACATTTGATCTGCTTGACACCGTACTCCCAACGGAGGGACGGTACTGCGTGATTGGTATAGGGCGGTTTCCCGATCAGAGATTTGCAGATACCAGAGAAGAAGCTGAAGAAATAATTCAAGAGTTTGTTCGTGACAAGGTCGATGCCTATTTTGGTTGCGCTAAGTTTGGTGAGGCAGATGACCGCACACACGACAACGCCAAGTACTTCCGCTCAGTGTGGATAGACATTGATTGCGGCCCAACCAAGGGCGTACCAAACTCCAAGGGGATTATTGAAGGCTACCTTGACCAGTACATAGGACTGGCCGAGTTCAAAAAGTTTTGCAAAGCAGTCGGCTTACCCCAACCAATCTTGGTGAATTCCGGTAACGGCATTCACGCTTACTGGCTACTTGAAGAAACGCTATCTCGCAAAGAATGGGAACCGTTGGCCAAGCGGCTTAAACAACTGTGCAAAGAGCACGGCCTGATTGTTGATGAAAGAGTGTTTGAAGCGTCGCGTGTCCTGCGCCCGATGAACTCGTTCAATTTCAAAGACCCCAGCAATCCCAAGCCTGTGGAGATTTGGAACGAGAACTCAGCAAGGATACCCGCCGAGGAGATGCGCAAGTTGTTGGGCGCACCTGAGCCTAAACCGGAGGAAGAAAAGCCCGACTTCGTACCTGCGTCGATGAGTCCGATGATGGAAGCACTGATGGCCAACAAGGTCAAAAAGTTCAAGAACATCATGCTCAAGGCCGAGAACGGCTGTGCGCAACTCAACTACTGCTTCACAAACCAAGCCGATGTTGACGAGCCACTGTGGATGTCAGCGTTGTCGATTCCAGCTTTCTGCGTAGATGGGGACAAAGCGGCGCACAAGATGTCCGACCAACACCCCGAGTATGACCCCGCCGAGGTGGACAACAAACTCAGGAATATCCGCAAGCGCGGTGGCCCACACCACTGCACAACATTTGAAGAGCGCAACCCCGGTGGGTGCGATGGGTGTGTACACAAAGGCAAGATCACTTCACCTATCGTGTTAGGAATAGAAATAGAAGCGGCGGAAGAAGCCGACAACGAAGTCGTGGTTGAAACCGACAAAGGAGAGACCAAATACCAAATACCTGAATATCCGTTTCCGTTTTTCAGGGGTAAGAAGGGCGGTGTGTATGTGCGCCCCGCCGAGGACGAGGAATCTGAACCAAAGCTGATCTACGAACATGACCTGTACGTGGTCAAGCGGATGAAGGACAAGGAGCTTGGGGAGATAGCTTTGTTCAGGCATCACCTGCCGCATGACGGTGTGAAGGAGTTTTCAATCACAACTGCGGCGATCTCATCGAAGGACGAGCTACGCAAACAACTTGCGCAACAAGGTGTGATGGCACACCACAAGCAGTACGACAACCTTGCAACGTATGTCGTTACATCAGTAAAAAATTTGCAGTACACAAAGAAGGCAGAAACAATGAGAACACAATTTGGATGGGTCGAGAACGACAGCAAGTTCATCATGGGCGACAAAGAGATTACCAAGGACGGTACGTTCTACAGCCCACCGTCATCAACAACTGAATTTTTTGCCGAGAAGGTTCACACCAAAGGCGACATGGAGAAATGGAAAGAGGTGTTCAACCTGTACGCAATGAAGGGAATGGAGCCACATGCGTTTGGGGCACTGACAGCGTTTGGTTCACCCCTAATGAAGTTCACCGGACTCAAGGGCGCAATCATCAACGTGATTTATGAATATGCTGGATCAGGAAAATCAACCATCCTACGCATGTGCAACAGCGTGTACGGAATGCCGTACGAACTTATGTCGATTGAGAAGGACACGCTCAACGCCAAAATGCAACAACTGGGTGTGATGAACAACCTGCCCAACACAATCGACGAGATCACTAACATGCTACCCAAGGACTTCTCAGACTTGGCGTACGGCATCAGTCATGGCCGAGGCAAGAACAGGTCAATGTCACAGGTCAACGCCCTGCGGGTCAACAACACATCATGGCAGAACATGACCTTGTGCTCGGCCAACGCCAGCTTTTACGAGAAATTGACTGCATTGAAGAACAGCCCGGACGGTGAATCAGTGCGGTTACTTGAGTACAAGATAGAGCCGAACGACTTGATTGGCGTGGCCAAGGGCAAGGAGATGTTTGACCACCAACTGAACAACAACTACGGCCATGCTGGGGAAATCTACATTACGTGGCTGGTGAACAACCTAGAAGAAGCCGTTGATTTGGTCAAGAAGGTTCAGGCCCGACTGGATAGGGAAGTTCAGTTCACCGCACGGGAACGCTTTTGGTCGGCCACAGCCGCTTGTAACATTGCCGGTGGTTTGATTGCCCGTCACCTTGGTCTGCACGACTTTGATATGCCAGCAGTCTACGATTGGCTCAAAGCAATGTTGGGTGAGATGCGCCACGACGTAAAGCCCCCGCAGTCAACTCCAATTCTTACACTTGGTGAGTTTCTGACCAGCCATGCAAACCATACTTTGGTGGTCAATGGGGAGGTGGATGCCCGAAGTACCTTGTCGGCACTACCAATTCAGGAACCGAAGTTTGAGTTGCTGGTACGCTACGAGCCAGATACACAACACGTTTACGTTGCAGCCAAACAGTTCAAAGAGTTTTGCGTCAAGCAGCAGGTCAATTACAAAAGTCTGCTCAAACAGTTGGGCGACCTTGAGGTATATACGGAGCCTTGTAACAAGCGCATGTCCAAGGGCATGAAGATCGTGTCCCCGCCGATACGTACCTTGAAGTTCGACGCATCGAAGTCTGAGTTCCTACGCATCGACGTGATATTGGGTATTGATGAAAATCGAGACAGTCTCGTATCAGCTTGATTGGAGCAAATTTCGAGTCGGCCAATCTGTTTTTGTACCCTGTATTGACCATGTTGCGGCGCGGAGAACACTGGCCGCTATAACAAAAAGGTTAAAAATATCTATTGTTACAAAAGTTGTGATTGTAGATGGGGTGAAAGGACTGCGGATTTGGCGAACCTGAGTTAAACTCACGTCTGAAAGTTAGCTCCTTTCGTTGCCTCTCCTTCTTCCCCCGCCTGAGTGCGGGGGTTTTTTATTCCTTAGATTTTTTTATTGCGGCACGTTCACGTTCAACACGTTTTTGCAATTGCTCCAAAGCTGGGGAAGCCATAGCAGCATTTTTCTCAGTAATTTTGAATCCCAATTGAGCCTCGGCTCTGGACTCTAAGTCTTTTTCTATGGATTCTTCAAACTCATCGGAGTCTACGTCGATCTCATAATCTGGGTGTTTTTGATTGAACACATCAATTTTGGTTTCAAGAAGTTTTTGGAACTGGGCATCGCCTTCTGGAGTACCTTTACGTAAAGCTACTTTTGACGCAAGTATCAAACGGTCACGCTCAAAAATAATACTTTGCTCAACGCCGGTCAATTTAAAATTGACTTCGCTCATACGAGCAACTACAGCAGGGCGGAATCCAATCATTTGTGCAAGGATACGCCCTGTAGATATTTCATCGGGGTTAAATACTACATTGCCTTTAGAGTCTTTTATCCCCTCATTAGCCAGCTTGTGCGCTAAAACCAAGTTACGAACTACCGCAGGTGTTCCTTTTTCCAACATCTTTTGGTAATCCCCAACCAAGTAAGCGTCATAGGCATCGGTAAGTGAAAGCGCGACACTTGCGGTTGGCCCCATTTTTTCAATCATGTATTCTTCAAAAGCTTCACGTTCAGTTTTTGCTTCTTTAGTATCTCTACTAAACAAATCATTTATGCCAATACGCTCGGCAATAGCCGCGCCAGTCAAAGCATTGAGTGGCCCGGTGTCTAAGAGATCGCTAACAGCCGTGTCGCCAATAGTTACTTTGCCGAGTTGTTGGGGAAGAAACACGTTACGGAACCAAGCAGTCGAGTCTTTATCTTTGAATTCGTCGGGCGAATCTTCATCGTCTTGTAAATGTTTAAATGCCGCAGCAATAACACCAAGGAACCCAAAAGGAAGCCCCGCCAAACCAGCAATGCTTCCAGCGGTCATGGTAATGCCAAAGAATTTGGTCATTGCAGCTTTTTTGCCCTCTTTATTGAGGAAGGGAATCATTTTTATAAGGTTTGTGCAAAGTAACAGCATAGTGTGCAACGGGAACATTTTGAACTGCAACGCTATCTTGCCAATACCCTGCTGCATAAAACGTGGGCGGTTGGTGATGTCATAGTTGGCCAACGCCTCATTCACATCGTCTACAGCTTGATTGATAGCCGCATCAGGAGTTAACCCACGCTTCACACCTAAACGATACGAAGCCAAAAACACAACCTCACGAGTTAAACGCTCAACATTGTGCATCAAACCACCGATCAATAAATCAGCCGCTTCTACACCGAGTTCTTTTGTCTTGCCCAATACTGTTGAAGCTTCGCGAGTTGATGTACTCTTGTACCCATAAACTTCAGAAGCGTAAGTAGACTGCGTCACGCCTCGTTGCATCATTTCACGAATTGCAGCACGCTCGTCCTCTGGCAGGCTGGTGTTATTGGCAATACTTGGGGCAACGATTGAAGTTGTGCCATCGGCGTTCTCACGCAACACGCTGTATTGATTCATCAACACAACCATTTTGCCAAGCTCTTTTGCGGCGGCGGTTATGTTGTTGTGATTTGCACCAAGTATAGGCAACGCAGCGATATAAATACTGGCTGGCTGAATCAAAGCAGATGATGCCCCAGACAAAAACCAGAAGTACGATGCTTTGTTTGCTATGCCAGCAACCGCATTCCAAAAACCTTCGTTGGAGCCAGTCAGCGCTAAGTTAATACGTCTTTGCGCTTCTTCAATAAACGGCGACAGATTTGAATTTAGTTTAGCCGCATCTCGCGCAGCCGACAAAGAATTGCGAAGCAGTGGAGAGTACTTTAGCTTGGCCAACTGCATTGAAGTTCTGGAAGCGGTAGTAGCCACATTACGAAGTACGTCGGTACTGAAACCTGCACGGTCTTTGCGGTGTATGAATTGATTGCGGAAGCTTTGCTCAGGCATGGTGTTGAGATACACCTGATAGATAGCGTCTTTTAAAGCATCCCTAGCATCACCCGAGCCAAAATCTTCTTTGTCAATTGCGTCAAATATTTGGGTTAGAAGTGCGCTGGAGTTCTGAGTTGCTGCACGTAATGTGCCTACGTTTTCTCCGCTATCAAACCTATTTGTTCGTTGCAGTTCTTCCAAAGACTCTCGGCGTTCTGCTGCAAACTCTGCTGCTCTTTCATCCCGTTCACCAACAGTTTCAAACATGTAAAACGCTTGCTTGGTGTCTTTGCCAACTTTTTCTTCTATACGCAGCCAGAAGTCGCCACGACGAACCAACGGAAAGTATGGACGAATACGTGCTCCGGTTTCAAACGCTTTGCGTAGAGTTTTAATAAGATTTTGTTTACCCTCGGCGCTCATGCCTTGGATGTTGTTAATTTGTTGGTCAAGCAAGTCCGAGTACAGATCAATCATGTCTGCATAGTATTGCTTGAGCATTGTGTACATGCGCTGACCTTTGGGGCCAAGAGCTTTCCACTTTGCATCCAACGCAGGTATACGTTCTACGGCTTTAGGGTCAGAAGGATCAACTCGTGCAAGCGTTGTCTCATACACAAAATCTTCAAACTTAGTACGAAACTCTTTAGCGCTACGGAACAGTGGATTTAATTCTTTCTTGAGTGAGAACAGAATCTTCTGCGCACCGGTTTGTAAAGAGTTAGACATGCCCACCATACTTTGTAGATGCGCCTCTATATCGTTCATGGACTTAATGCCCGACCACTTGGCCAAGAAAGTAAACGTAGGTAGGGTTACCAATACTTGTCTGGCAGGGTAAGTCATGTTCTGCCAATTACGTTTGACCAAAGCTTGAAGAACGCTTAATACTTTGCGCTCGTCACGAGCCTTTTGCATGTCTTCAATTGCCCCGCCCTCTTCGCCCTGCCGAGACATACGTACTTTTTCCGCCGCAATTAGACCTTCTTTTTCCAACTCTTTGGCCGAACGTATTGGGTCACCAAATTCGTTTTCGCCCTCAGACTTTAATTGCGATGAAACTTGCGCACCAAGTTGTTCATCTTTAACTTCTGCCCGCATCAACGGTGTCATGCGCTTGGACAACATAGTGTCAGTAAGGATTATTACATCCGCCAAAGCGCTGGTGTGCATTGGCCCCATGTTGAAAAACTGCCGCACGTTGTTGACAAACCGAGTAAGCAACGGCTGTTTAATGTTCCCCTCAGTTTCCATCAAAAACTTTTGGAACGCAGGATCAGACATTGCATACGCAACAAATTCACGCGGGTCGTCAAAGATGCCGGAGCCAACCAATTCAATCATAGACTCAGGCAAAGTACCCGCTTCTTGCATGTCCGCCATGCGTTGCTGCGTTAGCCTTATTGTTTCTTTTAGCCCTCTGAACGCTTTGGCTAAATCAGAATTACGGTCAAACCCGCTCCTGAGCGCCCAGTCAGCCATGTCCATTTTTTTGTTAAGCGCGGCGTGCAGCATCTCGTGCAACACAGTGACGTTGTTTATACCTTGGCTGGGGCCTCCCGTTGATCCAAGAACAAAAACAAAACGCTCGCCAGTGGCCACAACCCGCAAGAACATTCCACGAGATGCAGCCCAATCAGCTTCTGCGCCTGCTTCAGTAATCTGAGACGGCAACGGCGCTCCTTCTTCGAGCACCATAAATTTAACGTCTTTAACAAACGGCAGTAGACGTTGCGCCAAGAATTTTTGGAACGCATTACCTGTCTTGATGACGTGGCGTAGGGCTTGCTGACCAGTGGTCATGCCATTAAATTTGGTGTCGGCCCGACCGACCTTTGTTTGCTTATCCGACTTAGATATTTGAGTGGCAATACCTTTTTTGACGTTCTCAAGTTCTTGCGCAGTAATTTCGGGGTTCTTGAGTAGCTCGGCTACACGTTCGCCAAGTTTGGTTCCCTTGAGGGCGCGGTTCAACAGCACCAAGGATTTGATTGCTTGGATTTTGCCAATACGTTGGCTTTCCACACCTTCTTGAAGCTCTACGTCACTGCCGTAGTTTTCGGGTTTCAAGTCAGTCAAAGAATCATTTAATGCAGCTTCAGCCGCATCAACTGCTTTTACATTTTGCTTGTAGTTCTTTGTCTGTTGTTTGCGGCGCTCATCTGAAGCAGCTTTTTGTTCTGGTGTTTGCCGAGCGCCTTTTGGCCCACGCTTGCCTTTGGTTGTTGTTGTTTCTTCAATAGGCAGAGTGGTTATATCCCCAACAGCGTCAACAACTTCATCGGGGATGGGCGCTTCTTCGGCGATTACATCGTCGGTCTTGGTTTGTTCTGCTGGCGCAGCTTCTTGGGTTCTTTGTTTATTTATTTCTTCATCGTATGCCGCAATTGTTTTATCAATTGTGGGCTGGTCATCTATTCCTTGCTCACGCAATGTGTCTGCAATGTTGTCTCTGTGTGCGCCAATTGATTCTTCTAAGGATTCAAAATTGCCTTGGTCAGCTATTGCGCTATCTGCGGAGCGTTTGGCGAGTACAACTGGGTCTACTGCAACGGGCTGTGCTGCTTCTCCGCCAGCAACCCCTGCAACATCCTGTCCAGCAGGAACCACTCCACTTGTGTCAGCGACTCTAACTCCTGCGGCGGGGGCGTTTGTATCGGGCTGTCCAACCATTGGAACGCTTGTTCCACTTGTATCGGGGATAGTCTGTCCAACATTTTGTTCTCCCTGAGTTTCTGCTTGTGCAATCGCATCGGCTTTACGTTCTTCCATGATTTGAACAGGAGCAAGGTTCAAAGCCTCTTGTGGCGGTATGCCCTCGTCAATAAGTTCTTTTACCCGCTGCTCTATTTCATCTTCGGTAGGTTCGGTTACCAATTCAGAAATTATTTTTTTGCGCTCTTCAAGCACTTGTTTTGCTGCAATACGTTGTGCGCTATCCGCAGGGTATCCGCTGTCTAACAAGCGTTTGACAATTTGTTCTGTTTTAGCTTTTTCCGCATCATCAAAAGGCTGAGGAGTTTCTGTCCCTTGCATTGGAGCAGCGGCTAGTAGCGCGGCATCATCAAGTGTGGGTTCTTTTCTATCATAGGGCTTGCTTTCAGATACAAGAAACCCTTTTGACCGAGCAATTTGTTCAGCAGAAGGAATAAACGCTGCTTGTTTTTCCAACTGCGCAGTTTCCTGCAAATTAGATTTAACTTCCAACGGGGCGGATACACCCTCGGCCAAAGCTTCCAACAATACCTCGGCGGGTTTGTTATCCCCAGTAGCTTTTTGTGCAACGAACTCACCACCTGCACCGCCGCCCATTTGCATAGAAAGCTCTTTGGCATAGGCAGCAGCAGTAGCTTTTTTGGCCGCAGTGCCTGTTAATTTACCCGCAGCAATTAAATCTTTTGCGGGCTTTAAGAACCGCCCGGCAAAGCCCATAGTAAGCGCATCAAACGTACCAACAATCAATCCACGTTTTGCACCTTTGTCTTTGATCTCCGCCATAACCTTGGGGTCGTTCAAAGCATTGGAAATAGCATTAGGATCAAGCAAATCAATGCCTTTGTCTTGGAGCACGTCGGTTATAACCGCACCATATTCCATGCCCCCAGAAGACACACCTGCCGCCGCTGATCGCGCTATAAACCCAGCAGGGCCAAGCACATAAGAAGGAGCCATCATAGGTAAAGACGTAAGCACCGACTCGATTAGCATAGTCATAGTGGCGCGGGGGTTTGCAAACAAAGCTACCGCAGCGTCACCGTAAGTTTCAGCTTTTCCAATTTCTTCCATCTGCGCCCGAGTTTCAGAGTCTGGCATTGCAGCGGCTCGGCGTTTTGCATTTGCAGCAATAACTTGTCCAGCTTGGTCTGGTTCGATACCACCTGTTTGAAGTAATAGACCCGTGGCGGTGTCGCCAAGATTTGCGTCAACTCGTTTGAATAAGTTGGCCGTACCTTTTAACCAACCGGGTTCTTCGCCAGCTTTGATTTCGCCGCTTGGCGGCATTGCGCCTTTGGAAACTGGGCCTGTAGTTTGTTTGAAATATTCACTGCCCCGTTTTTGGCCATGCGCAGTAATTTCATTCCAAGGAACGCCCATCTTGGCAAACGCGTTTTTAAGTTCTGTCTGGTCTACGCCTTCTTCAAGCAAATTGACTGCGTCGTCCAATGCTTCACGCCTGTTTTTGTACGGCGCGGGTTTACTTGTATCTGTTGTAGGAGATGTAAAACGTGGCTTGTACCCAACCATACCTTCTGCGGTAGTGCCGGGTTGGAACACGGGTTTAGGTTTAGGTGCAGGTGCGGATTTCCCAAACAAGTCCGCACTTAAATCTTTACCTGCGGTTGGCGCAGGTGCAGGTTCGCCAAATAATTCTGCACTAAAGTCTTTACCGGCACTTTGTGCGGGCGCAGGTTCACCAAACAATTCGCTGCTAAAGTCGCGCCCAGCCATAATCTGCCCCTTTATTTGATAGTGTAGCCCTTGAGCTTAGCTTGCGCTTTTACCTCATCAATGGTTTTTCCACTTGCTTTAGCTGTAGCCGCTATGTCAGCTTGTGTCAGGACTTTTCCTGCCTGCGCAGGGGCAGCGGCGGGTGCAGCAGGTTTTGCAGCAGGTGCAGCGGCGGGTGCAGCAGGTGTAACCATATAGTTTTTGATGTATGCCTCTCCTGCGGCTTCTTCAGAACCATATTCATCAACCATCTTTTTCCATTTTTGCTGGTTTGCGGGAATACGCGATTTTTTAAGCTTAGCGAGTTCTGCACGTGCGTCTTTAAGCGAAGCTTCATCTACTTGTTTTGCACTCGTGTCAGCTTTTTGCTGTTCAACATCCCCCTTAGTGCCCGTAATGTCTGACATGACATTGCTCGAGACAGTGCTTGTAGATGTGATGTCTTTTGTTCCCTTAGCGCCGTAAATTTCCCGCGCCGCCATAGCATTTAAACGCTTCTCGTACTGCTCAGGTGTTTCACCTTGTTTCATTGGGTTTGTATCTTTAAGAACTTCCGCTATAGCTTCCCTGTTTTCAATGTCGAAGTTGCGTGTTGCAGCTTTAACTGGTCGGTTGGCACGTTCGTTCGCCGCAGCAAGTGTTCCCAACGCTTTGAGTTTTGCGATTTTTGCAGCATCTGCGGCTTGTTTGTCTCGGCGTGCCTCGGCGGTGAGTTGACGTGCATCGCCAACCAAACCAACTCGTAACTTGTACTGCGCATCTTCCAAGTTGTTTTTCATGCTCATGAGCGAAAGTTTTTCTGTGCGGTCAGCTTGGACAGCTTTACCATATGCACCTGCAAACGCACCTGCGCCGCCACCTAAACCACGGATGGCATTACCACCTTGAAGAATCGCGGGTATTGCGGCAAGGGCAGCTAAACCTTTTTGTTGTTGTAAGTTACCGGCTTGCTGTTTTTCTAAGTCAGCCATACGCGCAGTTTGTGCTTCGTACGGAGACGGGCCAGCCATAGCTTGAACTTCTTTATAGTTTGCAAGTGTGTTTGCTCGGCGCTGGTCTTCTGTCATACCCGATGAAAGCTTTTCATTTGCTAATTCATCATAGATTCTGCGGCTTTCATTGCCATAAAAAGCCCTGTCTTTGGCGTTGCCAGTGCCGCCTTCAGTATCATCGTATCCCGCTTCGGCAGCATTCTCAGCCAAAATTTCACGCAACTTGTCGTCGGTTATTCCACCGGTTTCAAACGCAACAATACCGCCACCGGCCATCATCTGTTCTTGTTGTTCTACAGGGATTTGGTTAAACGCACCGCCAAGACCACCACGAATTGAAGCGCGTTCAGCCATTTCTGCGTCAATCATTTGCGCTTGTTCAACATCACGACGATTTAATGCTGCTTCTTTGGCTTGTACCAATTGTTCATCACTAAGCTTGTCAAGAATACTTTCTATATTTT